GTAATTAAGTCTCTCATTTTTTCTCCCTTACAAGATGTTCAATTTTTATTCCTTCGTCACCAAAAATCATATTGCCGATGTATGCCGAGCCGGAGCCGGCGAAACCAAGCAGTATGCCTGTAACAAAAGAATTATCAAAAGTAAATAGTTGAGTATAGTCCTTTACGGACCATAAAAATAGACCCACCCAAAAGCCGGTGCACATTGGGCACTCAAGCAATTGCCCTAACTTTCCGGACTTTGGGCGGATTGGGTCTAGGATTTTTCCGTAAACGAGGATCTGGGTGAGGCCATATGAAATAAGTGAGAACCAAATAAATGTCACTAGTCTTCACCTTGGTCCTCTCTGACGAGGGAGTAGTTGTATTGAAAGCCGTATGGTCCGATCTGTTTAGTCATCGAACCCTTACTGGCTTTCTGCGGCACGTCTCCAAGCTCAGTCGAATCTTCAGTTGAAGGGCGAAGCATTGCATCAAGGCGAGCATCATCATACTCTTCAGCTGATTTGAAATATGGGCGCTCGTCTGTAATATATTCGTGAATAGAATATAGAAGTGCTTGGCCGTAATCAACACCGGGGATCTTAGATTCAAGCATGTCTGCCTCTAAGGAACCAAAGACATTACCTCCGCGAATGGTGCCACGATTTATCAATCCTCTTTTGGCTAAGAAGTTGAACATCCTGTCCTGAGAGGAGTAAACCTTATCCGACATTGACTCCTTCGGAAACGCTATACACTTCTTCTTCTCAGACATCAAAACTATGTCCATGTCTTCATGGTCTAGTATTATAATGTTGCCCTCTATTGTTCTTCTGGCTTTTAAATTTATCCTAGGGTCTAATTCTATTTTAATATCAATCGCCATTTTCCAACTCTTCCAATAACTGTTGCGTAGAAAGAACAACCTCTAATGTAGAGGTGTCTATTTCTTTTGTCTTTGTCTCATCTAAAATATTATAAACTTTTTCTAACTTTTCTTTAAGCTCTGAATTGTTGTTTTCTTCTTTTATTTCGACTAGCCTTCCCTTTATTCTACCGATCTCCTCGTTTAAGTATATCTTCAAGTCCACTCCATTGTTCTCAAAAGAGGATACATAGGTGCTTAGGAGCGTTTTTTGATTCTCATTCAACGAATCAGAATACTCTTCGTTGAACTTAGTTACAAAAGTTCCATACACAAGTGAATCAATAGGTTGTTGCGACTCTTGGATTGTGTTTGCTGATGCGGACATTTGATCAACAATGTTCTCTTCCAGAAGAACTCTGTCCTTTACTGGCAGTGCCTCTTGAAAAATAGAATAAACCGAAGCTATCGTCTTATAATTTGGAACAAAGTTGTTATAAACTTTGTTCGACAGTGTTCTGTTTATCTTATTGATGAGCGCAGATTGTTCCAAGAACAACATCCTCTTATCCATAGAGTCGTGCTTTTCTTTAACTTGGACAACAATCTTCTCGGCTGTGGTCTTTTCAATATGTCGGGTTTCATATATGGTTCTATAAAGCTCCAGCTCCTTTTTCAATAAGGAGTCTCCCTTGAAGTGGTCCTTGATAATTGAAACAATCTTGTTTTGTTTGTTTTTGTTGTTCTTAACAACCGACTCTGTCAACTCTCTTACCAGTGCCTCGTAAACAAATGCTGTGTTTCTTTTCTTGTTATGCTTCAGTCTCATTCTTTTCGTCCCTCGCTTTTAGGCTTTTGAAAAGAGCATCTAACTCTTTTTGTTCTTTGAGGATTTTTGTCTCCTCTACTTTATAATTAGTCTTTTTATCTTCATAAACACTGGTTGCTTTTGTTAAGCCTGAAAGTTCTTCCATACCAGGGAACATCTTTCTCATTGTTCCTGTTTCCGGGGATGCGGCGCGGTTCATGTTTTTCTTCCGTGGTCCTGACGCCCTTCTACGGTCTCCGCCGGGCTTTAGTCCGCGGGGCTCGTACCATCCGTGAGACTTGTCTGTCGTGGTTCTTCCCTTGTCGTCCTCTCGTTTTCCTGGTGGTGTTGCTAGTAGGTCTCCGTCCTGGCCAGCATCGTCTGCTCCAAGGTCTGCACCAGCGGCAGGTATCGAAGCACCAAGTTCAGGCTCAGAACCTACGGCGCCGGTGCCGCCGGCGAGGTCCGCATTGCCTGCAGTCGTCTCAAGATCATCGACTCCGGAATTCAAATCAGAAGTTAACTCTGCCTGCTCGGCTTCCCCTGCTGTCTCTAGAGCTGCCTCGTATCGTTTGTCGTAGAACATTTCTCTTCTGTTCCTGATAAATTCTTCGTTGGACATTCCGAATAAAGTCTTTGCTAGCCATTGCTTAGAAAAGAACCCTTCTGTTGCGTTCCCCGCTATTTCGAATCTACTCTTCCAGTGTTCGAGTTCTTGCATCTCGGCGATCTTTGAGGGATTGTTTAAGTGACATGTGAAGGAAACAAGATCTTCTTCTCTGTACCCCAACGTATAAAGGTGAATAATTCCAATCTTTTCAAGCTCTGATATGACAGACCTTTGAAGTCTTTGGATTGTCCTTGCAAATCTAATGTCTTTCTGTGCCAGGGTTGTCTTGTCTTCCATCGCTTTTTCTCCGTCGGAAGAAATGTAAGCGGCTGGTATCTTAAGTGCAGAAAACAGTTTGTCTCTCAAATACTTAACATCGTCGATATCGCCTGTATATTTACCTCCAGGTACCGTCTCTATCTTTGTACTGCTATTGCCGCGGACAGGGATGAAATAATCTTCTTCCACTGAGAGTGGATTATACCTCAAGTCTACTCGGCCTGTCTTTGAATCTACAACTTGATTTCTCTTCATTTGAGTCATCACCTTTTGCATATACTGTTCTATGTCTTGCGGAGGTATATTGCCAACGTCGATATAGAAAGCTTTCCTCTCGGGTGATCTAACGATACGATACGCCATCATAGCGTCTTCGATAAGGGTTAGTTGTCTCCATATTCTCCTCGATGGTTCCAAAACAGATGTGCCATATGGGTTGTATTTGTCTTGGCCGAGGATTCTAAAGTGTCCCACTTGCCAGTTTTCAAAAGTAAGTCCGGCTGAGTTCCACTGATATTGCACATAATTAGGATTTGTTTTATCTTCTCCTTCTAATCTTTCAAGCTCTTGTGTTGGGAGACCAATAACTGACGTAACTCCAAGCTCATCATCTATATCGAGATATAAGAAGAAGTCTCCATACTTGCACATTGTTCGACACCAAGAGAACATGTTGTGTTCTATGTTCAACACATTACTGTAAAGAGAGCTTAGAATTGCCTTGATCTCTTCATTGGGGCACTCAATGCTTAACATCGGAGAGAGAGAAGAGTAAGTTGTCATCTCGTCAGCATAGATATCAAGTGAGGAAGCAATCTCAGGTGTGTATTCCATCTGGTCGAAGTCTACGTATCTTTCTGCTCTCTGTTGAGATGCCATATATTGCGCTTGCAAATTGTCGTAAGGATTGTACGCAGTCTTTTTAAAATCCTTTCCGGATGTAGAAGTAAAGCTATTAGCATATTTGTCTAAGTCAATTCTCCTGAGCCGGTGATTGTTTTGAGTCCGGTACTGAGTCAGAGGGCCCGACAACAGTCTCGTCAGTCTCCTGAACAATAGACTTTGTGGGTTTCTTGTGTTGTTTTTATTCTTTTTGCTTGCCATGTTTTATCCCTTAAATAGCCACGGAAATGCGGCGATGTTTTGTTGATGCTCATTTGCGGCATCTGTCATTTTTAATTTTTGCGTTCCAACCATACCTTTTATCCTCGTGTCCATTTCGTTTGTAGTTTTCGTAATGGAACCTATAAAAGCTTTAGCGTACTCGGCGTCCCTCTGGTTTACTGCCAGTGCAGTATCTCTAACCCAGCACCCGACGGCGCAAGCCATTATGAGATCGTCGTTGTAAGATCTCATAGCTTCGGCTCTTCCGTTATTCCAAACAAAAGTCTTCATTTCAGCTAGTAGACGAGTGGAATATATCTTAATTAGGTTATTTCTAATGAATTCTTCCATCTTAGCGACTATTAAAGGTCTCGTTTTTGACGTTGTAGAGAATCCAGGTACCGCGTTGGACATCTGATCTGCTTGATATTCCTCCACAAACTCGTGTGTGGACTTAATGGAATGGTAAAGATTAGGATACTGCATTTCCTTAAGCTTGTCAAGGACTGCAAAACCTACTGAGTTGTTTTCTACCACCAGTAATCCGTTTCCATACTCTTGTCCCACGTCAAATAGAACCCTAGAGAACACGTCCGGTGTAACCTTTCCCTGATACTCTGCAACAAGTTCCATTGTTTCCAATTTGAAAACATGGCACACTGAGTAATCCTTACCATCACCGCGGGCAACATCTGCAGCGATAAGGTAAGTGTTGTTTTGTCTTCTCTCTTCCCAGATCCAAAGGTTTCTGTCGAATCCAGTTCGGTGCTTGGGTTCACAAGACATGTTCAAATATAATTCCAAGTCCTCGGCGCCGAAGACTGTCTCACCAGACATGTTAAAGTTGCACTCTAGCTCCTGAGCAATTTCCCTACGAGACATATTTCTGGTCTCTTTTTCAAACCACTCCTGGTCTCTATCTGGGTGGACGTCCCACGGTAGTTTTGTTGGGAAAAAATCATTTGACTTATTCTCCGCTTCTACGTAGTTTTTGTGAAACCAATTTCCCACACCATTAGGGGTAGACAAGGCGATGCATCGACCACCAGTTGATAGTGTAGGGTAGAGGCCCATCCACAGCTCGTCAAGGCCTTCTACGTGTGCTG